AACAGCACATCACTGGCGCAAGCCAACAAGACACAGGAAGAACTCAATGAGTTGTTCCAAGCAATCCACAGCAAAGACAAAGCTGCAATGGCTGATGCTTATGGCGACATCCTAGTCACGCTGGTGATGGGCGCTGCCATCGCAGACCTAGATTTGCAGACTTGCTTCGAGCTGGCGTATCAAGAGATCAAGGACCGCACTGGTTCTTTGAACGCTGATGGTCTTTGGGTGAAGGATGCTGCGTAATGGAAATAGTCTTTGAAAAGAAAACGAAAATCAAACCTTTGACGTTGGCTCATTTCAGGCATTTGTATGATTACTGCATGGTCGCTGAAGAAGACGGTGGTTATAACGGAAATCAAAAACACTACTGGAAACGACACGAACAAATCAAAGCGTGGGTTCAAGACTGCATTGATACATTGGAGAAAAAATAATGGGCAAAGGTAGCGCAAGACGCAAAGAAGATACTGAAAAGATCGTCAGCAACTGGGATGCAATCTTCAAGAAGAAAGACCCATACGCAAGTGAAGCTGAGACAGATGCTTTAATTGTGGAAGACACACGAAGCCTTGCTCAACGCACGTTGGACGAAACATTGAAGTTTCGTGGAGCTGACGAACAAGGCGCTGACTCATACAAGATTCTTTATGACATTGCAGTCGAACTGATTGAGGCGAGAAACAAATGACAGACATCAATGAAACATTGGCGCAGCGCCAAGAAACGCATGGCAGTTTTGATACCCATGCAGAAATATCTCAGATTATTAAATCACCAATGAAACTTTCAAAGAGCTGGAATCAACTTGAGTATGACCAACGAGAAGCACTTGAAATGATTGCTCACAAGATTGCTCGTATTTTGAACGGCAATCCAAACACGCATGACCACTGGCATGACATTGCTGGATATGCAACTTTGGTGGCTAATAGACTCAAATGAAATCAGTCCAGCGTCCAAGGCTCATCAAAGCAATCATGGACAAACCTTTGACAGCGATGGAAGTGTCAAAGGTTATTCATTGCCACGTGCGTCACGCAAGAGCAATCTTGCATGAGCTTTACAAGAATGGCAACGTGTTCATTCAAGAGTGGCATCCTGCTGAGTACCGTGACATCCCAACTGCTGCTTACCGTTATGGCATTGGCTCTGATGCCGTCAAGCCAAAGCCTATGACGAGTACGCAGCGCGTCCAGAAGATGCGCGAGAAGGAAGATGTGGAGAAGAAGGCGTTTCGTTTAGCACGTGAACGCCAGCTTCACAGAAAGATCAAACGCGACCCGTTGACGGCTGCGTTCTTTGGGTCAGTCAAGTAGGCTTTTTCTAATTTCACCAGCTTCATTTAGATAAAGCAAATTTTCAGGCCTAACATCAAGCCCTTTTTGGTTTGATGTTGGGCTGTAATCAAAAGCCAATGAATTCAATAATTCATCTTGATTCATGTCCTTGCGCTTTTGCACAAGCCTAGACATTGCTTCACCTTCAAGGTTCTTGTACATTTGATCTGGAGTGAATGGAGTTGTTTTCCTATCAAGACCATATAACTTTACAAGACGATTTGCAGTATCAAACTGTTCTTGGTCTTTTGCCAACGTAGAAGCAAGCGACCTTGACTCTGGACTAACAATCCAATCTGGTACACCAGAATTGATGTAATCGTTTATTACAACGCTTTCAATGAACCCACGATCTTCATTCGGATAACGTTTAGCAGCATTTTCAAGCTCTTTATTCCAGCTTAACGCATCTCTGCTTAGTTCTGCTTCTTTCTGTTGCATAAACATCTCAGGACTTCCGCCCTGAGCCCACCCTTCACGCTTTTGAATTGCGTGTTGTAGTTCATGCAAATTGGTATCTCTTGCGTAGTCAAGATTTACATCTTTACGTGGCAAAGATATTCCAATCATGTCCTTACTTGGCTCGTAATACCCAGTGTAATCAGCAACACGGCTTCCATCACGCATCAATGTCACATCACCAAGATCACTATAAGCATCAAATGCTGTTGGATGCTCAAAAACAGTCTTTTGTTTACGAACACCATAATCATTTAATTGAGTGGCGACATCAGGTTTAAACCTTGAACCGACATCAGACATCTCTTGCACCCATTCTCCTGATGGTGTTCTCTCCATTCCTGTTTGCTGCTTAATTTGCAGCATTGGAACTTCATCTTTATACATTCTTTGGGCTTTGATGGCATTGTCGCCTTTGTATAAAGGTGAACTTTGACCAATGAAAATTTGTCTGCGCGAACCCTGACTCAAATCACCCAACAACTGAGCTGGCAAACCGCCACGCTCCATTATTTGTGGGACAACACGTTCAGCGTAACGCTCACCAGCACGACCAGCAGCCATTGCAGCGCGTTCTGCACCACGCGCCAAATCAATAGGACCACGTGGATTCATTGCAGCGCCAAGCTGCTCCATACCAGCAGTCTCCATGCGTGGATTAGACACACGTGGAATGTTTGACAGAATTTGCTCTGTTGTTGGTGCTGCTGGCGCTGACTGCAACAAGCCTTGCACAGACTGTGGCAGACGTGGAGTCACATACTGACGCGCCAAGGCATTTACATCACCAAGCAAACCAACTGGCGCAACAGCAAAACCACGACCAAGAGACTCTGCGTTGCTCAACGAGCCGCGCAGTGCATCCATCAAAAGACTGTCTGAGTAAGGGTTTTGTGTTGCCATGATTTACTGTCCGTTTTGAGGCATTGCCAAGTTGCTACCGATTTGTCCACCTGTATAGCCACCGTAACCAGCAGCCGCAGCGCGTGATGCGTTAAGACGCTTCATTGTCTCATTCAAGTCCAACAATTTTTGCTGTTCACGTGAAAGCAAGATGCGACCAATCTCGTTTCGCACTGGCTCTGGTGTCTGTACCTTGCTCATCAAAGATGAACCAGCAGAGATCATTGCTGGCACATTGCCAGAACCAGCAGCAGTTACGCCTTGCATCAATGGAGCAACGTCCAAATCATTAGCACCAGCCAAACGTGCAGCAGTCTGAGAGCCGCGACCAGCAGACTCCATGCCTTTCAATCGAGCTTCTTTTGCAACAGCAGATGCAAACTGACGATAGTCATTGCCAAACACTTCGCGCAAACGGTCTTGAGTTGCTGGCTCTTTCCACATCTTCAGCAAAGATGTTTGACCAGCTTCAGTTCCTGTCTTTTGACGCAAGGCTTGCAAAGCGCCAATCTTGTAAGCATCCATCTCTGATGGCGTGAAACCTTTTACCAATTGTTTCACGTCCATGATGTCACCTGTCAAAGCCTTACGACCAGCTTCAGCAGCATCCATCATTTGAGAAGGACCAGCCCAAGTTTTCATGGCTTGCGTGTAAGCAGACTGACCACCAACCTTTGGTGATTTGTCTTCCAGCAACTTCACAAGGCTTGTACGCACATCGTCATATGCGTTGGCTTGCTGACCACCACCAGAACGCTTTAATGTCTGAGCTGAGTCATACAAAGACTGCTTCAATGTGTCCAGCACGTTCATTGGAACTTGCTCGCCGACCTTCAACTTGGACAAGTCCAAAGTCTGACCTGTCTTAGTTTCAAACAGCAATTCAGCAGCACCTTGAGCGCGTTTTGAACGGTTCAAGACATCCATCAATTGGTTGTCAACAGTGATGACAGCTTTGTCAATCACGTCATAGTAAGGACGTGAAGCTGCTTGACGTTGTGCCGCGAATGATTCAAGGCTTCCAAGGAAGTCAGCGCCTTGAGTACCGAGTGCAGTATCAGCAGCGCCCATTAAACGACCAGCACGACCTGATTGACGTTCACGGATAGCGCGTTCCAATGTCTGCTTAGTCTCACCAGACAGCGTTGCAACTGTGTCCAGCAATTGACGTGTGTTAGCACCACCAACGTCAGCAATACGAGCTTCAGCACCGAGCTTGCCCATACGAGCTTGAGACATACCCAAAGCACTAGACAGCAAGTCTGGTGGTGTGTCACGCAGCAAGGCTTCAGCAACCTTCTGTTCAGCGTACTTGCTTGCAGCTTTGTCAGATACACGACCAGCGATCTGACGACCACCAGCACCGAGTACAGCCATCACGGGTTGAGAGATTGCACCAACACCAGCACCAGTTGCGCCTGACTTCAACACGTCTTTTGTGATGTCACCAATTGATTCAGCCTCGGTTGAACCGAGTCCACCAATAAGACCATAGCCAAGGCCAGAAGCGCCAGCTTGAGCAGCGCGTTGACCTAAACCCATAACCTGACCAGCAGCAGGAGCGCCAGCAAGATACTGACCAGCCTTTGCAATCATTGGTGCAACGTATGGCTCTGCCATCTTGCCAGCAGCCTGAACGCCTTTGGTTACACCTTGCGTTGCAATCAATGGCAATGAGGCTGCTGTCTGACCAGCAGCAGACAGCCAAGGGCTTTCCTTGCCAAACGACTCACCAGCGCCGCGAACAATGTCACGACCTTGACGGTAAGCCTCAGTCAATGGGATGCCCTGCTGAACTGCTTTAAATGGAGCAGATACAGCACCAGCAAACTCATCAAAGAAGCCAAAAGATGGACCTTGAAGTGCATTGATAAAGGCTCGTTCACCTTCAGGCTTTGCAGCGCCTTGCTGATAAGCAGGAGACTTTTGCTCCGCTAAGAACTTCAGGATTTCATTTGGCTGATATTGATTCTTCAACGCCTCATTGACTTGAGCGCCAACGTCAGGCATCTGAGCCAAGAACTGGACGATCTCATCGTCACCGTAGCCAGCTTTACGAGCCTCAGAGATTTTTGTTTGTAGACCGTCCATGATCTTGTCCTTATTGTTGTGGCTGTGGAGCGAAAATACTGCCCAATGATGGACGCTGTTGACCGCCAGAATCCTTCATCACAGAAGGTATTTTTGCTGGTGAACCAAGAACTTTTCCAGCGTCAAGACCGTACTTACTTCCAAAATCTTCATACTCAGATCGTTTTTTGTTGTAAGCCTGACCAGCGGCAGCATACAACTCATTAGATAACGATTTGAAATCTTCGCGTTGCGTTGGAGTAAGTCGTTGACCTGTCATTGCATTGTTCAGATAGTTTTTAAGCCTATCCATCCTTCCAGCAGCAGCCATTGCTAAAGCCAATTCGCTTTCTCTAACAACAGACCCTTCATCCATCATTTTCATCATCTTTGTTGCGCCAGCAAGGTCAGAGATTGGAGTACCCTGATTAAGTGCTGTTGTAACTTGATTAAAGGCTGTTTTCACGCCTTCAAACTCTTTGTAAATTGGTTCTTGCTTAAACGCTCCACCAAGTTTCATCTCATTCTCAAATCCTTTTTGACCTGAGTCCATGCTGACATTTACTGCACCAGCTTTACGATAACCTTGAAGTGCGTTGATGCCTTCTTGACCAGTGCCTTGCAACTTGCGACCAGATACATACTCCAAAGCCCGAATGTCTGATGGGACTTCAGCGTTTGGCTTGATCTTGTAGGCTTGCTCCAAGAACTTTGTTGCGTCTTCAACTTGACCAGCATTGAAGGCAATCTGATAGTTGCGCATTGCACGTGCATACATCATGTCCTGCTCATTCATTGGAGCTGGCTGTGGTGTTGCAATTGCTTGCTGTTGTGGAGTCAATTGAACGCCAGTTTGTGCTGGTGCAACTGGTGCAGAACCTTCTGGTGGAACCATACCGCCAGCCAATGATTGACGGTATTGACCAAGACGCTTTGCTTCATCTAACTTTTGACGTGCCACCAAGTTACCGATTGCACCTTGCTGCGCTTGCGAATAACCCTGCTGCCCTGCTTGCAAAGCACCGCCAAGAGCTTGACCAAGTGAAACTGGACGTGCGCTAGGACCACCAGCAGACAACAAAGCTGCGGCAGCTTGAAGCATTGCTTGGTTTTGGATGCCTTGCGTTTGTTGTGGTGTCAAATACTCTTCAAGGCCAGAGCCGCCCATACCAAAGAGTAAACCACCGAAATCTTGAGTTGCCATCATTTACTCCTTAACCCAATAAACCGAGAAGGCCACCAGCAGCAGCGCCGTAACCAGCACCTGTTGCACCACCAATCATATTGCCCAACATACCACCAGACAATGCGCCACCAAGAGCTGAAGCACTTTGGTTCTTGTAGATTGGCGTTGTAGTTGTACCACCAAGATTTGCTGGCTGAATACCCAAAGCAGATTGAGAGATGCCTAAACGCTCCAATGACAAGTTGCGAGCCGCATCCAGCTTGGCTTGTTCCAATGCTTGACGTTGAGCTTCAGCAGTCATCACAGCATTTGCGCCAGCAATGCCCAAGTTCTGCTGTTGCGCAGCCAAGTTGCCAATTTGACCAGCAGCGTTCAAACGCAAACCAGCACCTTGCAAGCCAGCAGATTGGTTTGCCAATGCAGCTTGTTGCGCTAAGTTGGTGTTGAACTGAGACATCTGGTTTTGTGCAGCAGCATTTGTCAATGCAGCTTGGTTGGTTGCACCAGCACCAAACTGAGATGCTTGATTGACTGCGCCTTGGTTAGACATCAATCCTTGCATTTGCAATTGAGCGTTAGCTTGCTCAATGCTCAAGTCAACGCCTTGGTTTGCCATTTGAGATTGCAACATACGAGCAGCATCAGTTTGACCAAGGCCAGCAGCAGTATTGAAGCCTTGTGAGCGCAAGTTTGCAGCAGTGCTTGAAGCATTGCGCAATGCGGCTTCGTTTGTCAGAGCTTCTGCAACACCTTGGCGTGAACCACCAAAGGCTTTTGCAGCAGTAGCAGAAGCACGATCTGACAAACCAGCACGTTGACGTGCCAACTCAACATCAGACAAAGCTGCTTGAACAACTTGGTCTTCGTATGGGTTCATGTACTGACTCATAAACTGAGCGCCAGTGCCACCACTTACGTTTTGCACATTGGCACGATTTGCTTGCGCAGCTTGAATCTGTTGTGGCGTATAGCCTTGAGCAATAGCTCGTTCAATTTCACCAGCATTTGCGGCTTGCACTTGCTCTGGTGTGTAACCAGCCAATTGGCTTGTCAAGCGTGACGCTTCAGCAGTTCCAGTTTGACCGACACCGCCAATGCCAAGATTGCGAAGTTGCTGTTCAGCAGTTGCGTAATTGCCGCTAAAGTCAGCAAACTGCTTCACGCCCAAGTTTCCAGCAGTTGTACGAGCTTCTTCCAAGTTGCGCAAGTAAGCTGCTTTCATTTGTGGGTCAATGGCTGTACTTGATGTAGAAGATGATGGAGTACTGCCACCACCAAGTGCAGATGCGCCAGCCAAACCAATACCAGCAGCAGTTAATGGGTTTGCAGCCGCCCAGTTTGCAGCACCGCCCAACAAACCTGAAGCACCGCTAAGTCCTCCAGTTGCAGCTAAACCGCCACCAATCAAAGCAACTTTGCCCAATGGTGAACTTGCAACACTTTTCACAGTGTCAACAACTGGAGCCGCAACACTCTTAACTGCACCAGTAACAGCCTTTACTGCACCACCCATATCATTCCCCTTTGTTACGCTTTGAAGCGTAGATGTAGGCTTTTGAGCCATCAACCAAAATTATTTGACACTTCTCAATCCAGCCAAACGATTTGGCAAACCTAATGAGCTTGGTGTCGTCTTCTCGAATCAACGCTGCAACTGGACAATCCACCAATGCAAGCAACTGATTCACGTCTTTCCTGTAACGCCTTTTGGTGTCACCCGTCCACTTAAAAATGTCCGTGTGAAACCAGATGTTGTCATTGAAGTATTCAAAGTACATGATGTAGTCCTGACGGACACAAACTGGTACTTTTCCTCCTTGCAACTCTTGCATGAATTTTAGTCTCTTGGCAGCTCAGTAGCGCATCACTCGTTTATCGGCCGCCAGAAGCAACAGCTTCCAAACGGGTTACGCCAATGCGCCAATCAGACAAGATGCTTCCTGTGTAACGAATCTTCACTTGACGTGCTGAGAAACGGACATCAGTTGGTTGAGATGCTGAATATGGTCCAAACGTGGATTCGTCAGACGTTGGGTACATACGTGTTTTGAATGACACAACAACCTCGCCCAAAGTCTGCTCATCTGGAATCACTTGACGGACTGACATTACTGCATCGCCATTGCCAACTTCAATCGGTCCAGATTCAGCGTAAGGAGTGCTTCCATCGTAGTTAAATCCAGCCTCATGCTCATAGATGTAGCCGTCAGCAGACACCATCAAAGGATTAGTGAAAACCCCACGATCAGTTCCAGCAGTACGAGACAGAGAACCAATAGCCCAATGACCTTCTCGATAGTTGTATGTGACATACGAGTCATTTTCATTTGACGCAGCAGATGGGTAGAACCAAGTGATTTCGCCGTACTTGCTGTTGTGAACAGCGTAAATCTTGCTGGCCTGTGTGTAGTTGATGTTCTCAAACACATAGTCACCAACGTCAGATGCCAAAGGCTTGACGTAACCGTCATACACCCAGAAGCCCGAACGAGACATCCACATCGCAGCAGTGTCAATTGCAGCCACAGCTTGTGATGAAATCACACCACAGCCTGAACCGACCTTCTCAAACGAGTATACGTATGGAGCGCCAATATATGAAGATGCGTGGACATCAACGTCAGTAAACAGTAAGTTCAATCCACGGACGCGCTTACCGCACTTCAATGAGCCAACAGTCTGCAACTCAAAGTCACCAGCCTGATTGGTGGTGGAAGGAGTCCAATCTGTGTTGTCTTCTTGGTCGCACCACTTGACCATACGTGGGTTGCCTGAAGCGCCAAGAGCAAAGACAAAGCGTTCAGCAGTCGTCATCACAGCAGCACATGACGTTGGAGCGCCACTAATTGCAGCAGCCAATGTGGGGCTTGAAAAGCCTAACTGCCACTCGTACAGCTTGCCATCAGCATCAGAACAGGCAACAAGATACTCGCCCCAAGTGTCCATTGACCATGTAGCAGCAGGAGTCAAAGAGCCTAAGTCTGGACGAGCAACACCGTAAGCAAATGAGCCATAAGTGCCATATCCGTAACCCAACTTAGACACGGCATCAGCAGAGCCAGTTGTGAAACCAGTTGGCGTGATGTCCTTGATCGTGCCAGCTTCGTTCATCACGTACAGCTTGGAGTTCGTACCAGCAACAATCCAACGATCTGCTGAGTTATCACGCCAAGTGATAAGACCACGGCATGAACCTGTCAATTGCGTAGATGAACGCTTACGCCATCCACCAATTGGACGCAAAGTGCCTTCAAACCAACGAACTAGGTTTGAATCGTAGTAACGTCCAGAAGACTGATATTCAGTGCCATTACGGAAAACACCAGCAGGAATTTTGAGTGGAATGAGTGCCATGATCTTTGCTCTTTATGGTGGCGTTGGCAGTGTAGTTGGCAATGGCGCAATGTAGTTGACCGCCAATACTGCTGATGGAATACCAGTGTGTGGAGATGTGGCAGTCACAGCTTCAAGCGTCACATCTGTACTGTCAGCAGCCCACATGAATTCAATGTATTGATTAGCACTCATGTCAATACTAAAGCTCCAAGACAATGGAATGTGCTGACCAGATCCTGACATTGTTGTCTGACGTGTTGAATAACCAATATCAGTCCCGCTTCTTTTTAGCCACAAAAAGATGTGCTTAGATGAGCCGCTGGTTGATTTCGCTTGCGCTGAAAACTGGAAGTTATAGATGCCGCCAACTACACAGGTCACCCTGCTTGATGATGCGACACTAACAGCGTTGTTTAGATAAGTTTGATTGAATGTGACTGCATAACCAGTATTGGTTGCAGCCAAAGTCTGAGCTGACGTGCTGAAGAACAAGCCGTTTGGCGAGTCAATGTATCGAGCGCCAGCAGGACCAAGCAATGACGTGAAAGCATTGACGACCTTCAAGAAAAAAGTCCGTAAAGCAGCATTGGTCTGAGCAACAGTCAGTCTGTCATACTGCTCTTGCGGATTAGGCAAGTCAGGTAATGCTGGTGTGGTTAGTTGCTGCTTTACGTTTGACATAGCCTATATTTTCGCTGAAATTAGGCTTGTAAAACCGCCAGTGCTTCAAGTGTATGTTTGACGCGATCTGCCAAACCTATGTCACCACCATTGATTTTCTTGGTTAATTGAATCCAAGTCTTACGGCCTTCGCCATCTAACGGCAAGCCACTCTCAGCCAATTCATTGCAATTATGAGTTTGCCAAAACCATCCCGCACTGAGAATCGCATATTTTGGAGTTGCAACAAGCTGCGGCTCCATCACGAAGTCAACGCCAAGGGCTTTGCCACAATGGAAGTAGTTGCTATATCCAGTTAATTGGATTGCACCTCTGCCAAAAAAACGGCCACCATCGCCTGATGCTTCATCTCTGTTTCCCATACGATTGGCGTAAACCTTGTTTGCCAATGCTTTACCGTTGCGAGCGTAAGGCTGTGCTGACTCCAATGTAGGGAAACGTTTAGGCCAAATCTTCATCAAACGATCTGCTGAATAGCTCAACCCTTCCTCAAACTTGGTGAAGTGAGCGCATTCATGGCCCGCCTGACCAATGAAGGCAGCTTGCTTTGTAGGAGTATTTATTGCAAACCGTTCAAATGTTTCATTCAATGGGTCAAGAAACTTTGCATCAATGTGCAGCTTGGCTAGTTGTTCAGCAGTAATCATTGCAATGTCTTCCTTACTGCTTCATACCTGTCGATGCAGGAGTTGAGTTCAATGATGGCTCTGTCACCTTCTGCGACGAGCTTGATAAGGTCTTCAACAGTCTGTCCGTCAAGTTCGGCTCTCTCTTGACCATTGCC